TGCTTCCACTTGTATTCTCCGTTCACTACACCGCAGCGCTCGCACTTATACAGCACCTCGCCCTGCGGGTCGTCCTTGTAAAATACCACGTTGGCCCACACGAGGGGTTGATACTCCCCGCACTCCGGGCATGGCACGTTCCATTCCTCCCGCGTGGACTGGTTGAACTCCGTTTCGATGCGGCTCTGGCCCTTAATGACCGGCGTGGAGACGATCACCGTCTTTTTGTCCCAAAAGGTCGTCTGTCGCTTCTGGGCCAAGGATAGCGGGTCGCCCTCCGTTCCGGCGCTGGCCGGATAGCGGTCAACCTCGTCCGCCAGCAACACCTTGATGGGACGGCTGGCAAGGCCCGTTGCGCTGTTCGCGCCCACGATGGTGATGTGGCCACCGGGGAAATTCTTCTTCATGATGGTGTTGCCGGAATAGCGGCTTTTCACGTCGATCTTGTCCCGCAGCTCCGGCGTGTCCCGTATCATGGGCGCGAGCCTGTCTTTGGAAAAGGTCTGTCCCATGTCCAGCGTCGGTTGCATCACGAGGATGGGAGCCGGGGCGTAGTCCATGTAGTAGCCCAGCGGATTGAGGATGAAAGCGTCGGTCTTGCCGATCTGCGCCGCACTCATGATCACCACCTTGCGGATGTGCGGGTCGCCGATTGCGTCCATGATCTCCCGCTGGTATGGTGCCTTGTCCGTGTGCCAGCGCCCCGGCTCCGCGCTGCTCTCCGCCGACAGCACCCGGTATCGGTCTGCCCACTCCGAAAGCGTCAAAGCCGGGGGCGGTTTCAGCACCGCCGCGCACCGTGCCAACAGCTCCAGCGTCGGCTTTGGCAGATCAATGATCTTTCGCTTTTTCATCGCTCTGCTTCCCCTGCGGCCAGTAGCGCTCATATTCTTTTCTCACGCAGCGAGGGAACATACACAGCACCTTGTCCTCGCTGGTCTGCACCCGCCACACGCACCCGCTACATGGGTGTTTCTTTTTCTGCTTCTCCATCGTCCTCACCGTCCTCCGCCGCAAAGGCCACCCGGTAATCGCTCATTTCCTCCAGAATTTCCTCGATGGCCCCTTTCAGCTCGTCGAAGATACCCGTCTGATCTCCGCCCATGGTGGACAGGGTTGGAGAGAGCTTGGCGGGCAGCGCCAGAAAGCGGCTGCGGATGTTCAGGAACATGGACTGGATGCCCCGCTCGATGTCCGCCGTGCGGTGTACCTCACCCCGCCGCAGGTCGTTTTCCATTTCCGCCGCCTCACGCTTTGCCCGCGTCAGCATCATGCGCTCGTTGGTCAGCGTCTCCTTGCCCGCGCCGCCGATGTAGGTGATGTACCGCGCCACCGTCGGCTGTAACTCGTAAAGCCCCGGTCGGGCCTCCACGATCACGCCCTCGTCCCGAAGCTGGCGCACCCGCCGCTCCGTCAGGCATAACCACTGGGCCACCACTTTGCTTGTGTAGAGTGTCATTCCATCTACCGCCTTTCCCCCAGACGAACCGCTGTGAAGATCGCCACAATCGCCGTGACCAGCATACCCAGCATTTCCAACTGCGTGACCGCCAGAAAGCAGCACACCGCTGTCCATCCAGCTATGACCACCGCCGTCGGCACAATCCCCCACGGATGCGGAACCGCCAACGCTCCACCCAGCAAAGCCGCAGCCAGCAGCACACCGCCCAGCAGGATTGTTAAAATGCTTTCCATTATGCCATCTCCTCTGCGTCCTCTCCATCCGTTTCCGGGTCTGGTACATCCACCGCGCCGGTGGCTCTCATACGCAGCAGCTCCAGCTTTTCCCGTTCCAGCGTCATGCGCTTTTCGCTCTCTTCCAGCGCCCGCAGGCTGTCCGCGATCTTGGCGATGCGGCCCTGCACCTTGTATAGCGCCTCCTGCAATTTCAGCACACGGCTGAACGCGCTGTCCTTGCTGTACATTCCCATGCTCTGTAAGGCACCGTCCTGCTTGTCCTTGCCGCGTCCGCCCGGCACCCTCATGTCCATTAGGCTGTTGATGTACAGGCTGTCCTCCGGGGCCGCCTCATACTCCGCGATTTTGGCGAGTATCTTATGCTCCCGGAATTTCAGGATTTGCATTTCATGCTCCAGCGCAGCGCGGCTTCCCAGCGGCGTTTGCTGTACGATCTCCCGCTCTGCGTCCGAAAGCATATCAAAAAAGACGGTGCTGTACGCTCCGTCCTTTTCTGCGTTCTTATTTCCCGCCGGTGCGCCCGCATGGCTTCCGGCAGCGTTTTTCTTTCCCGCGCTGTTGCGGTTTCCCGGTTGACCGCCCCGCCGCTTCTTCGGCAGAGCTTCATCCCACCTGTCAGCCGCTTTCCAATTCCGCAGGGTTTGATAGCTCACGCCCTGCTCCTGCGCCAGCTCCCGCAGGCTTACTTCCTCGCCTGCCGCCTTGCGGGCGATGTATGCAGCCTTGGCGGTGTCGCGCTTCTCGCTCCGCTTCGGCATCCTCACACCTCCAGATAGTCGCGCATCCCGCCCGGCCTATGAAAACACCCCGCGTAGGAACGCAGGGCTTCGACCGGTGCAGGACGCGCCTATGGCAAAGCCCGCAGCGTTTCCGCCACGGGCTTTATTCCACGGTATGATATTATCACGAAAAACCTGCGGAAGTTGCTAATCCCAAAAAAATTTTTTCGGGCCATCTGCCTTAATATCCTCTAACCTCTTTCCTGCTCAAATAGAGGACGTGCGATATGTAGTATTCAAGTGCGCTCCCCGCATCGTGGTTGACTTGTTCCTGCATCTCCCACAGGGCTTCTTTTTCATAATCAAAAAGCCCTGTCAGTCCGGGGCATCTTATCGTTTCGCGGCACAGGCTTTCCACATTGTACCTCAATGTCAGTCTATCTTCACATCCTCGCATCAAGCCCGCAATCAGACAGGCCCGCAGCGTGTCCTTGAAATTTCTTGTGTTCTCCAGCTCCCACATTGGATATGTCTCTATGAACCTGAACTTGCAGCGAGGAATATCGTAATGTGCGAAAATGGTATGCTTCTTTCCCGAAGTGTGCGCAAAGCCCCATTTTTTATCAAACTCTCTGTAGGCTGCAACAGCCCCGTCGTAGTTTAGATTTTTGAGAGACATTGCGGCACAGCGTATTGCCGCCTCCTCGTCTGAGCGGTACTCCAAGATGGCATCCTTTCCTTTTTCCGTAAGCCGGAACAAATGCCCTCTGTGCTTCCTTCGGTCGATTTTAGCGCCGCCATCAAGCAGCTTTTTGGCGAGTGCGCATTTGTTTCCGCTTTTTGAAACGCCTCGCTCTTTGGCAATCTTCTCCATTTCCTCCCGCGTATAAAGCTCTGCCATCTCCTCGCAAGGCTCCAGCGGTGCGATCATACCGCCTTTCCGCAGGGCTGAATAAGCCATACTCTTTTTCCCAAAGTCCAGATAGGAAATGTCCTCGTCCGAAAACGGTCTTTTCCTCTCCATGTTAAACCAGAGTATTGCGTATACAAGCCCGCGTGGGTCAGCGTGTCCCGCGCCCTCCAGCGTCTCGAATGTGGGTAGCCCTGCCGGATATAGCCATTCTCGCTCGACCGTCATATCCGCTGGGCAGTATTTCTCCACAGGAGCCTCATATTCGACACCCGTATTTTGCCGTGCTTTGGCTTTCTCTGCGCCGTTGTTAAATCCGTTCCGGAACGTCCTTGCCAATTCTCGCAGCATCCCCATGAAGCGCACCTGCCCTCCTTTGCATATAATCCCTCGTTGTCACTTTCTTTGCTTCGCAAAATTGTAAATCTTTTCTACTTTTTTCTCTGCTTTCTTATATTTTGTAAATCTTTATTATAAGATTATCCGTAAAAAATGGTATTGTCAAGCAGAACAGGAGGTACGGCTTATGAAAATATATGATTACTCCGGGCGGGCCAATATCTCCGGCGACCGAATACATCAGGCGAGAACGGCCCAGCGGCTTTCCCAAGATGCCCTTGCCGCTAAGATGCAGGTCTATGGTGTCGGTCTTGGTAGGGAAGCGATCAGCCGT